TAAGCTTGATATTGCTGGTTTCTGTGAAATAGATGAGTATTGCTGTAAGATACTGGGTAAGAACTTCCCTAACGTACCAGTTTTTAATGATATAAAGGAATTGGATGGTAAAAAGTTTAATGATATTTTTCTTATGACAGGTGGTTTTCCATGTCAGGACATAAGTATAGCAGGGAAAGGAAAAGGAATTGAAGGAGAAAGATCAGGTCTTTGGTCAGAGATGCATCGCCTTATTAGCGAAGTACGACCCCGTTACGCACTCATTGAGAACGTACCAATGCTCGTTCATAGAGGACTTAAACGAATTCTCTGCGACCTTGCCGAGATCGGGTATGATTCGGAATGGCAAATTATATCAGCAAAGCACGTTGGAGCCCCGCACCTACGGTACAGGATATGGATTGTTGCCTACCCACAGCATACCGACACCAACGACGCAGGATCACATCGAAAGAAAGTCAACGTCAAAGGAGAAACTGAACTTCAAGACCAACAAATCGGTTACACTCGACAGGTTCGTGAAGAAATTTCCAGAGCGGATGCCTTTCGCAACGCCCTCAGCGGCGGATTCGGTAGGGGCTCATGGTGGTGGGATGGGCAGGAGCCTGCGAACGGACATATGGGAATGGAAGAAGAAGATGTTTCCGACTCCTACAGCGCAGGACTCGAAGAACGACGGCGGTCCCAGCCAGTACGAGAGGAACTCCCTGCCGCTGAATGCAGTAGTAAAGGAGTCAGCGCAAACAACTGGACAGCTGAACCCAGCGTGGGTAGAGTGGCTAATGGGGTTCCCAATCGGGTGGACAGACTTAAAGGACTCGGAAATGCAGTAGTTCCTCAAGTTGCACAAATGATAATGGAGAGTATAAAATGTCACTATTATTAAGAAGATTGACCGCTCAGCTTGTAAGTAAAGAGAATATGGGTTATGAAGATGCCAAGAAGATGGCTACTGCAATACTTGTAAAGCGTGGACATCTCAATTCAGATGGTACTACTACATTAACTGGCGCTATACGTGGGTCAATGACAGCGGAAGAGAGAGCCGCAGACAGGAATAGAAAATATGCTTATAAGAAGAAAAACAAGAAAATCTGAAATAGAGTACGCTTTTATGAATAGTGTGTACTTCTTTGAAGAACTAACGTGTTCACTACCTTGGGCGAGAGTAAAATATTTAATATCATAAGTCCGCCCTCTGAATTATCAGAGAAGGACAGGGTACTGGCACGTTCCTATAAAGACCTTATTTACTTTGGACGTGCGTTTTTACCTAATGATTTCCTGAATAAGAGTCAGTCGCCGTTCTTTCATCACGAAATAGCCAAGGAGCTGATCACTACACAACCCGGCGCACGTATCTGTAATATACTGCCCCGTGGATTCGGCAAGTCAATACTGGCAAAAGCAGCAATCCTGCATAAGATATGCTTCTCATCTGATGATGAACGTAATTTTATTGCCTGGGTAGCTGAAGAGCAGGGACAGGCTATAGATCATTTGAAGTATATACGTAGCCATCTGGAGAATAATAAATCAATTGAATATTACTTTGGCGGTTTAGGCGGTGATCTGGTAGGTAAGCGCTGGACTGAGAAAGACTTGGTTACAACAAAGGGCGACAGGATCATGGCTAAGGGTACTACACAGAGACTGCGTGGACGTACTGAGATTGATGTACGTTATACTGGTATCATACTTGATGACTTTGAATCAGAACTTAATACCAAGACACCGGAACGTAGATCGGAAATCAAGAAGTGGGTTGTATCTACGGTCTATCCCGCACTTGAAGAGTCCCCTGGCAGGGAAGGCTGGATATGGCTTTCCGGTACGATAGTTCATTATGACAGCTTCTTGCAGGCTATTGTTGACGGATATCGTGAAGCGGAGAAAAATAAACAGAAATATCCTTGGAATTTAAATTTCTACAGGGCGATAGAAGATGATAAGCCGATATGGGCAGAACAGTTTCCCATTGCCAAACTTGAAAGAAAGAAGGCAGAGTTTGCTGAAATGGGTATGCTTAACAAGTTTGCTCAGGAGTATATGAATGATGCCCGTGATATTTCATCAGCATCCTTTAAGATAGATAGGATTCAGTTTCATAATGGTACTTTCAAAAGCGAGGGCAGGTTCAGCTATCTTGAAATGAACAATGAGACTATTCCTATAAACGTATACATCGGAGTTGATATCGCCGCTACTGCAACTGCTACGTCAGACTATCAGGTAATACTTGTTATGGGTATTGATTCTAATAAGAATCGCTACGTAATAGATTACTTCCATCAGCGTATACCTACATTTGATCTTCCTGAAATAATAATAAAGTATGCAACTAAATATTCTCCCGTGCGTAGGGTTACCATTGAAACGGTGGCGGCACAGGAAATGGTACGTGACATGACTACAAGGCTGGCGGCAACGGATAAAAGACTCGTACCTGGAATCTTTAAAGGGGTAAAACCTCCCGCAGGAATAAAAAAGCAAGATCGGCTTGAAACTTCGTTAGGACCTATTGTAAATTCCAAGAAATTGTATGTACGTAAATCCATGACAGAGATAGTTGACGAGTTTTTTGAACATCCCGTTTCAAGACATGACGATTTGATGGATGGATTGTACTATGCAGATTATTATTCACGTCCGCCTATAAGCGGAAGTTTTAAAGAAGGCGATGATACGATCAGTAAAATAAAGAAAACGTTTCGATCATATAACTGGCTTACTGGTGCAAGAACGTAATGGAAGCTGATCCTCGAGCTTTAAATAACCAGGAACTCTTTAAGCGCTGGCGTGACTCACGTGAGAGTTGGGATACGGAAGCACGTAAAGATATAGATTTTTACCTTGGTAATCATTTTTCATCAGGTGAGTCTGATGAATTGCAGTCACGCAATCAGGCTGACATTCCAATGGACAGGGTTTCTCCTGCTGTTGAAAAGATGAAATCCTTTATGACTGCACGTCCGCCAGTATTCACTGCACTCCCACGTGAGGACAGTGACGATAAAATGGCAAAAGTTTGGCAAACAATGCTTGGTTCAGTGTGGGAGCACTCTGATGGTGACACACACGTTAAGCAGGCAATACATGATTTCTCAACAGTAGGCATTGGTTATATCTACTGTTATATAGATCGAGAAGCAGACATGGGTAGGGGTGACGTTCGGTTTACTCATATCAATCCTTTCAGGGTTTACGTTCCCCCGTCTTCAAGAGACAGGTGGTTTTCCGACGCTGACGGAGTTATCCTGTCAACTATCCTAACAGGCGAACAGCTCGTTAACCTCTACCCTGAAATTGGACCGCAGATTGATGAAGAAACTGGTGAGATGGTATCTGGAATTGTAGAAGAATTATCTAATTACAGTGAAGAAGATTATCCTGACGCACAAAATAAACTAAGTCGTAAGGTATTTACACCAGCAGAAGTTTCTGATATTGACTACTGGCGTGAAAATAAGTATCAGGTTCTGGAACGTTTTTATAAAGTTAAGGTTCCTTTTTACAGACTTATTGATGCACAGTCAGGTGAGGAATCAATATTAACTGAAGAAGAATTTGCTATTGTCGCTGAAGAGTACGCAAACGACATTGAGATGGGCAGGCTTTCATATGAAGTTTTTATGCAGACCAGAGTTGGAGTTACAGCAACGTGTTCTGAAATTGTGCTGGATGAATATATATTAAATATAAATCAGTATCCTATCATACCATTCCCCAATAATTGGACTGAGACACCGTATCCACGCTCTGATGTATCACGTGCTATTCCAATGCAGAGACTGCTAAACAAATTATGGAGCCTTGCCCTTTCTCATGCACAGGCGTCAGCTGGACTGAAACTGTTAGTTCCGGTTGGCAGTGCTATCAATGGCGTTGAACAGCTCGAACGTGACTGGGCTAATCCAAATGCTGTCATTGAAGTTGACAGTTCACAGGGTGAGCCGCACTATCCTGCGCCTACACCGCTTGCTTCAGAGTTTTATAAATTGATACAGCAGTGTGAATTTTATATTGATTTTGTTTTTGGCATACCTGAGCTGATGCACGGCGTTGCAGATAAAGCACCTGATACGTTCAAGGGT